CCGAATCGGACAGGTCGACCGCAACGCCCTCACGGTTGTGCAGCGTTGCAGCTTGGCTCAGGCTACCCACCCAGACACCGCCAGCCGTCATCGCGTTACTGGCAACGACAGGCAGGCCCCACAGACGTGGCGGCGCTTCCGAGGATGGATCGCCCAAGAGATAGCGACCCTGGGTATCTTTGGCCAAGCGAATCGTCCACCAGTCGCCGGTGTTCAAAACGATTACATCCGCCGGGTAATCTGACAGCGCGGCATCACCAATCATCTTGCCGATCAGATCAAACTTATTGTTTGACAAGCCTGCCGCCGACAGCGACGCTGCGGTATAGCCGTGTGGGGTGTAATTCCCGGTATTGAGCAGGCCACTGATATTTGGCGAAGTGCCATTGCCCGAGATCAGCTGATTTTCGACGCGCAGATTGACGCCGTAGATCATCCGGCGGTTGATGTAGGCTGCCAGCGCAGCGTTATCCATCGCCAGCTGGCGGGTGATCTTGATCCAGTGTGCCACGGTCGACACTGGCATCGTTCCGGGTGCCAGCGTGATCGAGCTTTCGGGTTTCTGCGCACCTTCGGCAGTTTCCGCTGCAGCATTGGTGAAAACGTTTTCACGCACCCAGTCGATCGCGTTAGAAGAGGTTGGAATCGACGTCAGCAGGTCTTCGATGGTGAAAGCGCGGAACGCACCCTCCACCAGCGCCGGCCGACGCTCACTGAACGTCTGGCCGATGGTATTGGTCACGGTGTTTTTCACTTCGGCCCGGGTGCGGACGCGGCCATCTTGCTTGATGAAGTTGTCATACGCCGCATGCTTCACGAACAGCGCTCCAACCGACTCATCGACCTGCCCTTCGGCCGGCGCCGGCGTCTTCTGCTCGAGCAATACAAGGCGATCAGCCAGGGTTCGCTGTTCCACACCGAGATTTTCGATCGCCGCCTTGGTATCGGTAGATACCTTTCCGAGGGCTTTCATCTCAGCATCAGCCTTTTCGGACATCTCGCCGAGCTTTTTCTCGACGCCGTCCATCACTTTCATGATGTTTTTGACGTCGATTTCACCCATCACGCCAATGAGGGAGACACCGGCCAGGATGTCTGCATGCTGCGCAAACAGCGGTTGCAGATCGACGCCGGCGGCATGGGCTACACCCATGACGGCGGCAAATGCCAAGACAAGGACCGCGCGCAGCGGCAGAACAAACCGTTTGTGTTTCATGGATTTTCCTTTGGACGAAAAAAAACCACCCGGAGGTGGCATGGGATTGCGGAATGCGCGTCTATGCGCCGATTTTCTGGATTCGCTCCAGCATCTCGGCCAGTTCTTTCGTTTCATCCTCCTGGCCAGCATCCCGCTGGCCGAAGAGAGCTTTCACGCGGGCGGTCAACGCTTGCGCCGCCCCTTTGCTGAATCCCCCTGCATCCCGCAGAAAGTATTCAAAATCACGGATGGTCTTGACTTCCTCCAGCTCGGCGCCGAAGGACTTGACGCTCGCCTGGTCGACCTTGGCAAACTTGTCTGCCGGGAAGGTCACGATGGAGGTTTCAGACAACAGTGAAACGCTTTTGATGGTCCGACCCAGCGCCGTTTCGGTGTAATCGCCCGACTTCAGCCGATAACCGATCGACAGCGAGTCCACCGTGCCGTGTTTGAGTCCAGCGCGCACTTCGCTGGCCAACGTGTTGCCAGGCGTGAATTCGCCGGTCAACAACAGGCCATAATCATCCTCTTCCGCCTTGACCCACTTCCCGATAGGCATCTTGTAGGAGTCGTGGTTGAAAAACATCTTTGGTAGCCCGTTCGTCTTCAGGGTACTGGCGTATGCACCCTTCAAGATGGTGTCGCCGTAAGAATCAACATTGCCGAACGTCGAGGCATAGCCGATGAAAGTAGCGTCGTCATCCTCCAGCTTGAACTGGGCAGCTGCAAGCAGCAGCGATTTGTGTTCCATGGTTGACCTTGTCATTGTGAAATTGCGTCGCCGTTGCCACCCTTGCCGACAACCTTCCCGAGCAGATGCAGCGGCACGAGGTTCGACTGTGCGGTCAGCACCTCTGTACCTGAAATCGGCGGGTCGCCTTCGAGCTGGCGGATTTCAGCCCGGCTCTTGAGCCCGTTCTGCACGTTCTTTGCGTTGATCTCTGCGCGGTCCTTTGGATTGGCTCGCAGTAGTGCATCAAGGCTGAATTCGCATATAAGCCTGGCGCGCTGGCGTGGAGTCATAATCCGTTTCCGCGTGGCCTGCTCAATATTCACCAACAATGGGCGAATTGCGAGCGTGTAAAAGCCTTGGACGATCTGCTCGATACCAGATCCCCAGGCAGTCACATTGCTGTGGTGAACCAAGACCGGCGGCACGTCAAACCACCGGCATATTTCCTCAACGCCGTATTGCCGGGTCTGAAGTAATTGCTGCTGCTCGGGCGACAAAGAAAGCTGCTCATACTTCATGTCTGCCTCGAGGAGATACATTCTGGAAGCATTGCCTTCCGCCATGCCCGCAAAATTTTTCATCACCGCTACACGCTGATCCGGCTTCAATATCTTGTCGATCATCAGAACGCCCGTGGGCTTGCCACCATTCCCAAACATCTTGCTGGCAGCCGCCTGGGCGCGACCGGCTTCATTGATGGTCGCACTCATGAATTCAAGTTTGGACAGGCCGGTGGTGCCATTACCGAGATTTTTCAGGTGGAAAACATTCTCAGCTGCAAGCACCATCACGTCGTTGCCAATCGAATACTCATACACCATTGAGCTGTCAGGCAAAACCCGCGCTTGGACCTGGTCAGTGGGCATGGGCCAGAGCGCCACAGGCTCGCCGTTTGCATCCCGGTCAATTCGTGCATAGCCATTGCCGCGCAAGTCGTAGTTCATCACGATGGCGCGCCAGAATTCGAACGGCGTCATTCGACTATTTGGAGAGTCATGGAGCAGCGTGTACAACCGGTCGGTGCGTGCCAGCGTCTTTTCTCCGTTCTTCTGTTCGTAAACAAAGAATGGAAGACTGGCAATCGCTGTCGCGCGACGGTCAACGCAGCTCCATACCGTACTGATCTGCAAAGCACCGTCTACACCAGAGCGGGTAGTGTCTGGAACCAAGGTTGTTCCAGGCAAAGCGTTCTGCGCACCGACAGTCTCGCCGATGGCGCCGCTCCGCCCCATCCAGCCACGAAACGAGTTATACCAGCTCATGCAGACACCGGAGCGCGAATGAAGTCATCTAAATTTCCTTGTGGTTCGTGGGAAACCGCCCTACTTAGCGCCATCACTGTCGCGACAATTCCATCAATACGTCCGGTGGCGTTCGACTTCATTTTGTTCGGTCTGAAATTGCCGTTGGTGTCGAACAGGAGAGCGGTATTAAGTGCGCAAAACCGTAGAACCGGATTGCCTCCATGCTGTAAACGCAAGCCATAGACAAGCTCTTCCAAGCGCTTACTACCCGGGTACATACCGCCAGTATTTTGCGGCACCTGCACCAGGGGCACATCACTTTCCATTAACTCATTGGCCAGTTGGGTTGCATTCCAAGAGTCGAAACCCACTTCCAGAATTTCATATTCCCGCATGGATTGGAGAATTCGTAAGCGAACAGGGTTGTAATCGGTGACATTACCCTCGGTACCAGTTATCCATCCTTCCGACGCCCAGCGCTGGTACGGCGCAGCATCGTCGTGTTCCTGCGTGGTGATCTTATCCTTGGGACACCAGAACCAAACCAGTACATACCACTCACCACCGTCTTCCTCGGGCGGGAACACCAATGAGTAAGCCGTCAGGTCGCGTGTAGATCCCAGGTCCAGTCCGCCAAAACAGCGCCTCCCCATGAGCATATCCGGATCGAATTTCTTGCCACCTTTATCCCACACGCTGATATCGAACCAACCTTCCGCGCTGTTGCACCAGATGTTCAAGTCTTTGGTCAGAAAATTGGCACGTGCGCCAGGCAGCGCCGCCGCCTTTCGCGCCATGCCGCGCATGTATTCCAGCGTCTTCGACCGACCCAACCCAGGGTTTGCTTTGGGCCAGTTGCGCTCTTCGAAGGGGTCGTCACCCTCATCCAGCGTGTACACATACCCAAAGAACGTATCATCAACCCGCTTGCCTTCAAGGATTGATATCAGGTAGGCCCGCACTTCGGTGCAGATACCATCCAAGATGAAACCCGCCGTGGTAATCGCCGATAGCAGCGGTTGCAATCGGGCGCCCAGTGCAGATTCCATCACGTCCCACACGTCGCGGTGCTTCTGTGCATGCAGTTCATCGAACAGGATTGCCGATGGGTTCAGGCCGTCAAGGTTCTCAGCATTAGCCGGCAGCGGTGCAAACACCGAACTGTCCAGCTCGACCTTTTCCTGGTTCAACCCGCCATACACCTTGAACGAGCGAGCCACGCCCGGCGAGCGCCGAACCCAGCGCTTGATGTTGTCAAACGCAGGCTTAAAGACTGTCATCGCCTGGGCGCGGGTGGTGGCCACCGCATAGACCTCGGCGCCGATTTCCCCGTCCATGCTGAACAAGTACGCCCCTTGCGGTCCCTTCCATGTTGACTTGCCGTTCTTGCGTGCGACCTCTTCGTAGCCGCGGCTGAACCGCCGCGCACCATCTACCTGCCGTCGCCAGCCGTAAAGCACTGCCGTCCAAAACTTTTGCCACGGGTCCAGCAGGATCGGCTTGCCGGCCAGCGGTCCCTTGATGTGGACAAAGAACTTTTCGATGAAGCCAATGATGTGCCAGCCATGCGCCGGCTCAAACACGATGCCGCGCTTCGCCCCACTGATCAAATCTTCGTAATGCCGCTTCACCGCCAGGTACACCAAGCGCCCGGTGACGATTTCGCCGCGCAGCACCGGCAGCCCGTAGGCTTCGTCCCACTCTTCCAGCGAAACCGGTGTTAGTTGATCGACCTTTTTACGGGTGAGCTGGTAGCGTGGCCGACGAGATCGCCGAACAGATCGTCCTGGCCGCTCTTCTCGCCGGTGTCCTTGCGCACCCTGGCCAGCGATGGAATCGTCAAACACGCTTTTGGTAACCATTGCCCCAACTCCATTTTGAGCCGCTTCTCGTCGTCGGCCCACGGCAATGGCGTCACCCACCCAGTTTTTGAAACTTGCGTTCTGCCCTCGAGCGCACATTTTTTGGAAGCTTCAATCCAGTCGCAAAACGTCCGGACAATGACAGCGATGGGCATCCCCGCCGTCAAATGTTCGATGCCAGCCCGGCGAAGCGATTCGCAGATGTATTCGTATACTTGATGCTCATCGTCCTTGAGGTCAATCGCTGGCGGCGGTACCGGGGATTCGATATCAGCTGATCCGGATGTCACATTACTTGCACCAACCGAAGGCAGTGCAGTTGTGAATGTGTTTTTCGGATCAGTCATTTCGATATCCAGTTACCTATGCTTTAAACCCCCCAGGGGTAGTTTTCGTTCGCCATAAAAATCCAGGTAAGCGGTCGGTTTCCGGCGTGCACCGCCCAGACTTTTGACCCGCCCTACCCCCTGCCTTTTCCTCGCCGCCGTCCTCGCACCGACTCTGCCTGACTCTTGACCTCATGACAGTCATCACACAGCGCCTGTTCATTTGACTCATCGTCGGCGCCACCCTC